CAATATGGCTTTGGTGATGGTAAAGTTAATATACAAAAAATACAAGAAGTAAAGCCTAAAAAATAATTATATATATGAATAAAATTATTAAGAGAGTATTTGTGACTGGACCTGCTGGTAGTTTTTATAGCGGCTGTGATGGTAGATTACGTGATTTTTTTAAAGCAACTGATAACACAGATGTAACTCCACAAAGACAATGGATTATATCCAAAGATAATATTGTTCACCGTGGTGCATACTTTAATCAAGGAAATGAATTTAGTGATTGGATTTGTAATTTTCACAAATATAATCGTAAAGAAATTTTAGAAGTTCTTGATAGTGTATTTGATGACCAATCAAATAAAGATTTTTTAATTAGATTTTATAAAAGTGAATTATTTGCCTTACACTTAGATCAAATACATGAACAATTTCCAGATGCTGCTATAATAACAGTTAATAATGATCCTTGGCGTTGTTTTGCAAACTGGTTTATTTCTGGTGGATATGAAATAAAGTATGATGCATATCCTCATCATGTTTTTGATAAAAATTATGAACACATGTGGGAATATATAAATCATATTCATTCTTCAATAAATATGTGGAATAGAAAAAATAAGTTAGAGTTAGAAAGTTTAAATAAAAAATTTGTAAAAAAATATTTTAATGTTGATTACACAGATAAATTTTACAATTCTACAGAAAATATGGAAAGTTATCCGAATACGTTATATAATCCTAAAGAAATAAAAGGTTTAATGTCAACTATAAAATTATCTATAATTCCATGGAAAGACATTTAAAAAAATAAAAAATATTGTTTTTAAAAAAATAATACACTATACTTACATAAATGTTATGTAAAATTATTATACGTGATGAAGTAAATTGTAAACTTGAAGGACTTGATGTTGATACTCGCCGTAGGCTTGTTACAAAATTCAAGTATGAAGTTCCTTACGCACGACATCTACCAAGTGTAAAGTTAGGTCGTTGGGATGGTAAGGTTGCTTACTTCCAACTTGGTGGTTCAACATATATAAATCTACTACCAGAAATTATAGAATGGTTGCAAGATCGTAATTGGGATTTTGAAATTGAAGATCAACGTGCATCACGAAAACAACTAGAGTTTGATGCAATAACTGAAAACACATTCAGCAATAAGAACTGGCCAAAAGGTCATCCACAAGAAGGCAAGCCAATAGTTCTGCGTGATTATCAAGTTGAAATCGTCAACGAGTTTTTACAAAATCCACAAGGCATACAAGAAGTAGCTACTGGTGCTGGTAAAACAATTATGACCGCCGCACTATCGCATAGTGTTGAAAAGTATGGTCGCACAATTATCATCGTGCCTAACAAGAGTCTTGTTACACAAACAGAAGCAGATTATATAAATCTTGGTTTAAATGTTGGTGTTTATTTTGGTGACCGTAAAGAGTTAGGTCGTGCTCATACCATCTGTACATGGCAAAGCCTAAACAATCTGCTAAAGAAAAATAAAGATGGCAATGAATGGACAATGATGCTGAACGTTGTTGCTATCATTGTTGATGAAGTGCATCAAGCAAAAGCAGAAGTTCTTAAGGCACTACTCACAGATCACTTTGCTGATGTTCCTATTCGTTGGGGTTTAACAGGCACAGTTCCCAAGGAACAGTTTGAACGTGCAGCACTAACTGTATCATTTGGTCAAGTGCTCAATCAATTAAGTGCAAGTGAACTGCAAGAACGTGGTGTGCTAAGTCAATGCCATGTGAACATTGTTCAAACCGTTGAATACAGTGACTTCAAAAATTATCAGGCCGAACTTAAATATCTTACCACTAACAGCGAACGATTGGATCATCTTGCAAGTATGGTAACTGAAATTATCAAAACTGGCAATACACTTGTATTGGTTGATCGTCGTGAGTGTGGCGATGAACTTGTTGCACGATTGCCCAACAGCGTGTTTATTCACGGTGATATGAAAGTTGGTGATAGAAAGGAACATTATGATGAAGTTGCAGATGTCAGTGATAAAATTATTGTTGCAACTTATGGAGTGGCTGCAGTTGGTATTAATATCCCTCGTATTTTTAATCTTGTTCTTATTGAACCTGGCAAGTCATTCGTTCGTGTCATTCAGTCTATCGGTCGTGGCATCCGTAAGGCAGAAGACAAAGACTTTGTTCAAATCTGGGACATAACAGCAGATTGTAAGTTTGCAAAACGTCATCTTACAAAACGTAAACAGTTTTATAAAGATGCAAAATATCCATTTACACAAGAAAAGAATATCTACAAATGAAGATAGCAGTATGTGGTTGCAGTTTTAGTGCAGTCAGTAATTTGCCAGAATATGTTGGAACACATTGGAGTGAAGTTCTTGCCAATAAACTTGGTGCAGAACTTGTGTCATATGCACGTCAGGGTATTGGTAATAATGTAATACGATTACAAATTGATGAAGCAATTAAAGATGGCGCAGATTGGGTTTTTATTGCAAGTACTACTCCTGATAGAATAGAATTTCCAGCAAATAAAAGTTTTCATAAAAATATAAAGTCTGCACCTTTTACAAATTCAAAAAAATCAGCATGGAACAATTATGAAGAAGATAATAAAAATTTTTATGTTTATGAAAATGGGTTAAAAAATTTTAATTATGGAGATGAACATCCTTATACAATGATTGGCGAAACTATGTTTAGTGTTATTGAAAATTATGACCATAATTATCGTATTAAAAAAGTCGATAAACATATTCGCACAGCCGTTGAAGCATATGCAGCATTTTTATATGATCCACATTGGAAGAGACAGCTAGATAATTGGATTTTGTTCAGTGGTTTATGGAAACTTGATGCACTTAAAATTCCATTTTTGTTTAATGGTTGGAATACATATATTAAAAACAAAAGTTGGAATTATGATTTTCCACGTGAGTTTACAGACAAATATTTTGCACCGCCACATTTTGCATTAGGTGCTTTTTGCGATAGTCACCCACTTACAGGAATAGAACCTGGATATCATACGCATCCTGATGGTCAGGTTGCCATTGCTGAACTATATTATAATTTTGTTAAGGAACGACAGTGAGAATATTAACCGTAGATAATACCGTATTTGAAATGAATAATTTACCAGAACAAGTAGATGATTTACGGTTTTGTGTTTTAGATAATTCAAATCCACCAGAAGCAGACTATTACTTTTTACCACTGGTATTTTTAGAAAGTTTCAATGATCCTGCACTTGTGTTAAAAATTGGTGAACACAGAATCATGATGCCTTATAACTGGCGTATTCTTATTGGCGAAGCAGAGATTGGCGATTTAGAAGCACTACCACTTACAAAACTTAATGACCGTGGATTTCAAGCATTTACATTTAATCCATTAAGTTCATTCCGTGCTGCATTTATGAACATAGAAATTGAAGATGTTTATCAAGATGTGCGCTGGTATTTTCCTAAACTTAAAAATGGTCAGCTACTTTGCATTCCAATAAGTGATGGACCAAAGCCAATCTGTGCTTACTTTGTTAAAGAAATTAGTCGTGCAAGTGAAACTATTGATATACAGAATATAGTATGATTAAATATTTTTTGTCATACATAGCCGGAGCAAAAGGTGATTTTTTATGTAATTTTTTAAATTACGAAGAACTATTTTTTGAAGATTTTTCAACTGCAAAATCTCTATCAAAATATCCAAATTTAAAGGGGACTAAAGATATTGAAAATATCATTAATCAAGATGTTTTAATTTCTTCTTGTCATCCAGAAAATAAAATCAATTACAATATTTTCAAGAATAAAGGAATTAAAACTATTTGTATTGATGTAGAAAAACAATATTTACTAACAGTAAAAACAGAATCGCTTTTAAAAAATTATTTGAAGAAAATTGATCCAATTTTAGAAAAAAAATTAATAATTTATTCGGCTAGTTTGTTTGGAATAAAATTAAGTAATATAAAAAAAATTAAATTTTTTGTAGATATTTTTTTAGAATCAAAAAATGAAGAAATTACAGATGAAAAAAGATTTGATTTTTTAATTTCAAAATTAGAAAATATAAATGTTACTAAAAATTATAATGAAGATTATAATTTTGATTATAGGTTAAATTATAGCAATATCTATATAAAAAAAAATTATCAAACTTTGCATAAAATTAAACCAAGTTTTAATCCATATCTTTATGAGGAATTGTTGGAAAAAACTTGGCTTCCAAACATTGTAAATTGTTTTGGATATGATATTGATTTAAGAAAATATGGATATCGTGACTATTGACATACAAAATAAAGTATAGTATAATAAAAAAATGAACAAACTTGACATCGGCTATGAGATGGCACAACTTGATTTGTGTAACCGACAGTTCTATGATGAACTTACCGATGAAGAACGCAAGAAGTTCTCTACATATCTTATGTTGCGTTGGGGCAGTGTAGTAAACGGTATTCCAGAACTGCAGCAATATTATTTGCAAGCAATGAATGAGCGTGTGAACAAGCGTTTCTTTGATATCAACAAACATCCTAAACTACAATGGTTATTATTAACTACGGTTAGCCCTAATATGGGTAAGCATCGCCATGAGTGGATGGCTTATAGTGGTAAAACTGCCAAGAACAAACGTGCACAAAAGATGTTAGAATTATATCCGCATATTAAGAGTGATGAAGCAGAACTTCTTGCTGATAAAATTACTGATGAACAATATAAAACTATGTTAGTTGAACGTGGATATAGTGACAAAGAAATAAAAGAGGCGTTGAAATGACTATTAAAAGTGCTACAACTAATGAATACAGGATAGCATCGTTAACAACCAGTGATACTTTTGGTGGTCAACAGTTGCATTGTAATTTTACACTTGAAATGGTTGAATTATTTAATTGGTGGCAAGAATGGAGACCAGTGTTTCAAAGCAAAGACCCAAGCGTTATTGATTCCTTGAAGCAAGCAAGAACTCTGCATGAGATTTCAAAATGATACTATTTGCGGGTGACAGTTTCAGTGCATGGGATGATAACGAATCTTGGACTTATCAGTTTGCGAACACACTTGGATTAGGGTTTAGAAACTGCAGTATTGAAGGAAGTAGTATTTGGACGGCATTTAGTCAAATTGATATAGAACGCTACAAAATTATGAACAACTATTATGAATATCTTGTAATTACTTGCACAAATTATAGAAGAATACCATTTTGTCAAGATGCACATATGAGTTATTTTGTGGGAAAAATAGAAAAAGAACCGTTTGACACAGAAGAAAAAAAATATAATATGGCACATGTTAATTATTATGATAGATTTTATAGCGAAAAGATGCATAAATTTTTATACGAAAGCATTTTAAACTATGTTATAACTACATTTCGTAATCATACTAAAATAATTCTTTTACCTGTTATGGATGATAGTTTAATTTCAGTTAAAACGGCAAATAATATTTTTCCCGATAGTTTTATGTTTTTAAATTTTCCATTATTTAATATTTCTTCTAAAAATAAAGATGCGAAAAATCATTTTAGCAAAGACATGAATATAAATTTTGGCAAGTTATTAGCAGAACACGTTAAAAAAACTGATTCTGGTCAACTCAATGTAACAATTAAAGAAATTAAAGAAGCAATAAATTAATGGACTTACTAACTGTTGTTTATCGTGATGAATTGCATTTGCTTGAACATCAAGCATACAGTATGTCTTATTACTTCGGTGATGAAATACAAAACATATATGTTATATTAAATGACAACACGCTTACTCATGATGATATTGATG